GGTTTTAATAAATACTTCTATCATAGACGCTGCACTTTGTCAGGGAAACTCAACTCTGCTTCAATCCTCAAATTAAACGCCTTGTCATTGATGTGATACTTCTGTTCATATTCTGTGTCAGTGATATTCACAGTGTACAAAGCATCATCATAAATCCACACTCTTGGACTCATTACCAACTCTCTAAGCCATACAGATTCAGCCTCTGTGATAAGGTCGCTGTTTAGTGTGATTCTCTGCTGTGCCTCTGTGTAGTATTGGCTGTTGTTGAATGACTGATTTGTGTAAGCGTAGTTTTGCCCATCTAAAGTGTATGGGTTCGCTCGGTAGTTTCTTCTGTCAATATCAAAGTTATCCCTCCTCACTTTGTTAAACCTGAACGATTCAACTGCTCCCAATCGGTTAAGAAAGAACACATCAACTGCATCGTATTTTGAACAACGCTCATCAATGGTTATCGTGTATGCTGAGCCTACCAAGTTGTTTGACGAATCCTCTGGGCGTATTGTGTAAGACGTTGCACCCGTCGGAATGCCGCCCGATATATTCGAGCCAATAGGGAAACGAACCACATCATCTGAGGTCGCATTGATGTTGACAGTACTACTATCAGAAAAAGTAACAAGTAAATGGTCGAGAGTGCCATCGTGTAAAGCGTAAAGCCAATCCTTTTGATTTCTGTGTATGCTTTTATTGACATTGTTTGTTAAGAATCCTGCTGTACTACCCGATGCCATCAAATAGTCACCTTGATCATAATTCAAGAAAGTTGACGGAGCGAGTGCCGCATTCCAAATAGTGTTACCTGTTACAGTTGTCTGTGCTAATGTCTGAGTGATTGGCGATGTTGTTCCAGTGCTGTACTCATAGCCAAATTCAAGCTTGTAATCAAAGAATGAGTTTGAGCAACCACTTGCTGCTGAATCAGTATATTCCCAATCTTGAGTGACGTATGATTCAAGAACACGAGCAATGTTGAACACCCCTCGATTGTTAGAACCAAAATACAAAGGAACTTTGAGCCTGGTCAAAAGCGAGTCAGTTGTGTTCTTGACATCGCATATAAATTTAAAGTTGTAATTGCTTGTTATCCCGGTAGAAGTTTCCTGAACAACCCACAGATTGTCATTGTAGGCTGGTTGGTGTGTTCCACTGACTTGGTGACTTGTAGTGAGTGCCATCTATTTATAATTAAGAAATCAACCGAAGTGGCTGAATTAGAGCAGTTCGTTCAAACAAGCACACACATAAGACTCAAAACCTGATGCTGCCGCCTTCTCTAATCGCTTCTGCCTCTGTTTGCTTATTGTGGTGTGAAACGCAAGAGTATTCAGAAACTCAGTCAGTGGCATCTCAAGAATAGCATCCCACTCTTGCCGTCTGCCTCCTGCTAATCTGTCAACGAGTCCGAGCCATCCGAAAACATCTCCTTTGCTTTCTTCACCTCCGCCTTCAAATAGGTTAGGGTAGTTTTTAATAATTTCGGATAGAGAGCCGAAAAAAAAAGCGAGTATTTGTAAAACTGTGGTGCTGGTAAATCCTTGAAATTGTCAACCTTCCACTGATAGTCATCCTCTATCTTACGCCCAAAGATGTTCACTCTGTACGATAAACAAGCAATGATTTTGTGCAATGCCTCTATCTTGTCGCTATCACCTAATTCTTGCAGTTCAATAAAGTGATGAGCCTCCATTGCTTTGGCATTCTTCACGAGCTTGAATCTTCTGCCCTTGTGTTTAAATGTCCATTTCAATCGGTGCTTTGGTTCTTGCTCTAAAAACGACAAATCAATTTTCCGTAAGTCATTTAGTGTCCACTTCTCAACCTCCTCGTAAGTTAGCCCTTTAATAATCGCTACTGTGTGAGCTGTTTTCTCAATCGGGTTAAGGTCATCAGGAAGCTCCCCAATCTCTTGAAGCATTCCGATTGTAATATCTTTCCATTTAAGCATAGTAAAATAGTCCTGGTTTATTGTGTTGTTTGCAATCATTGGCAAGAGCTAACGCCATCACGCAGTCATCATGTAGTCCTTGTGGTGCTGTGTATCTCACTCCTGTTCTTGTATATTCAAATTCAAAGTTACGCATTTCATCGGCAATCACACCCTCAGGGAATTTAACTTGCTGACTTTGCACTGCCACGACTAACCCCTCTATCAGTTGTTGCTTAGATTGACTCGTAAATTTAAAGCCTTTGATTCTTGGGTGTTGCCTTTGTAGTTGCTCAACAATAGGATCACCAACGCCTGTGCTATCCACAAAAGCAGGTGTGTTGCCTATGGTTGCCGTAATCTTTTGCAATGTCTGACTCCAATCTGCTTGGAATCTGTCAAAGTGAACGACCTCGCCCTTTTCGTTTAGTCCTATGATCACAGTCCAGTCAGTGTACTTTGCAAGGTCAATTCCGTAAGCCTTCGGTGTGCCGGTACTCTGTTGAATACAAGCGTTGATGTTCTCATGTCCGAATGGGTTGCTATTATCGTCAGCAGGTTCAGCCAAGTATAACTCTTTAAATACATACTCAGGCAAGTCACGTTTAGCTTGTTCAATCTCCTCACGTTCAATGATGCCCTCATCTGCCGCATCATAAGCTGTGATTTTGAAATACTCCATGTTGGGATCACCAGACTTTGCCCTCTCTCCTAATTTGTAGAACCAATTCTTTTTACCCTTGACGTTTCCAATGAGCTTACATTTGCCCTGTGTTGCTGTTAGGGTTGAACGAAGTGCAAACCAAGAGTCCTCTCTCGCTCTTGATGCCTCATCAAAGACTGCCGCATACACATCGTCACCATATAAGTTGTCAGGCTTCTCTGCCGATTTAAACTCAATCCTTGAGCCTACCGGTGTTATCAGTGTCAATTTGCTTTCGTTAGATACAAAGAAGTTTTTCTCTGTCACCTGTGCCTTCATACGTCTGAATGCAATCTCTGCTTGTTGGTACACAGGAGCAACCCACCACACCGATTGATTTTCTTTTAGATTTAAACTCTGCTCAAATAACCAAATTATATGACTTGCAGTTTTACCTGTCTTAGTCGATGCAGCCGTTATCGTGTAACGTGCATCTGAATCCAAGATGGCTTTTTGGTAGCTCGTCAGTTTTGGTCTTGAGTAGTTTATTTGCATACTTGCCTAAGTAGGTCTACACGCTTTTTATTGACGATGTCAATGTTGTGGTGTTCTTGGCAATAGTGATAGTTAATCATACCCACCTCTTTGACTTTGTTTTTCTTGATCAGCTTTCCAATCTCTGACCAATCATTGTTCTTAACAAAGAAACATCCAAGATTGTCACGATGGTTCGTGTACGGCTCAACTGATGAAACAAAGATCGGCAACTTGTATGCTGCCGCTTCGAGAATCTTTAGTTCTGATTTGTATCGGTTGAAATTAGTTGGTAGTAGTGGAGCAATGCAGATGTCAATCTCGGAGTAATACTTGCCAAACTCATTGGCTTTTGTTCCTACCCTTGTCTGAAACCACTCAGGGCGTTTATGTCTTGGCTCTCCTGTGATTGCCTTCTCCATTGTTGCCCAATCAGGAACGTTCTCATGGAAGCCGCACATCAAGAACCTTGCTCCGTATTCCTCACAGATAGGCTTTATTTTGTCTGTAAGCAACTTTAAATCTTCCGTGTGGGATAACCCTCCAACCCAACCGATAGTGAAAGGATGCTCCGTTTCTGCTTTCCATTGGCTTTGATTTAAGTCTAAGGCATTGGGAATTATCTTGACGTTTTGATTGAACTCTTTGACTTTCTCCTCAAGTTGTGGAGTGGTCACCATCACTGCATCTGCATAGTGTAGGCTGTCCTTGATTCCGTTCTTGATAAATGCTCTGTAAAACTTATAAGCTGGGTTGTGTTTGGGTATAATCCAATAGTCATCAATATCAACTATGAAAGGGATTTTCTTTTTGGCAAGTATCGGAAGGATGTTGTATTGCAATCTTCCAAGCCATCGGTTGAATACCACGCAATCATATTTCTCAAAAGGTAGGTCAGCCCATTCCCCTTGATCAACAGAAACATCAACTGTGATT